CCACCAACGTTTTGAACAGTAACCGCTATAGTGTGGTAAGGTTGTTTAGCGTCTATCTGAGTTTGTATTGCAGATGTTACACCATCTACATAATTTAACTCAGTAGTAGTTGCTGTTACGCCATCTAGTATGTTTAACTCTGCAGCAGTAGATGTTACACCATCTAGTATGTTAAGTTCAGCAGCAGTTGAGGTAATACCTAAATTAGTAATAGCTGTAGCAGCACTAGTTAAATCAGATAAATTGTTTGACTCTAATAAGTACCTAGCATCAGCTTCTGTTTTAGTGTAATGAGTTGATAAACTAAACGTACCATAGGCTACAATGTCTACTATATCATTTACTGCAGCACCAGAGGCTAATACAATTGAAGTACCTGATGTAGCAGTAAAGTCTGTACCTGCTAGTAGTTTTACACCATTAAGATAGACATCTACAAAGCCTGAATCGTATGTAGCTGCAAAGGTAGTTTGACCTGCAGTAGCTGTATAAGTGTTACGATTTGAGGTTCCATTGACTGAGCTACCTGCATTTTGAAATCCACCAGAACCAAAAACCTGCATAGAATTTGTGCTAGTATTAAAGTACAAAGTTCCAACAACTAAAGAATCCCCATCGTTGTCTGTAGAGGGTGCTGAAGATTTAGCGCCAAGAAACCTGTCATCAAATAAATCAAAACTGGCGGCTGCAGATGTTGCGCTAGAAGCTGCTGCTGTTGCACTACTTGCGGCTGCAGTGGCACTTGAGGCACTAGCAGTTGCAGAACTAGCAGCAGCAGATGCTGAGGTAGAAGCTGCAGTAGCTGAACCAAGTATACCATCTACGTATGTTTTCGTTGTGAGATCAGCATTAGCACTAGGCGTATAGGTAGCAGTAATCTTGTTACTACCTGCTGCTACTGCACCTGTCAGGGTTCCACCTGCTAATGGTAAAAAGGTATCTGTTGTATACTTTTTAGTTGCTGCATCTTGATCTGATGTTGGGTCACCCAAGCCTGTAATTTTAGATGTACCCATGGCAATAGCACCAGACATTGTACCACCTGCAAGCGGTAGCTTGGTAGCTATACTATTTGTAATAGTTGTAGAAAAATCTGCATCGTCACCTAGAGCAGCAGCTAGTTCGTTTAGTGTGTTTAGTGTACCTGGAGCAGAGTCAACAAGCCCAGCTACTTCTGTATCGACATAATTTTTTGTGGCAGCATCCTGTGCATTACTAGGATCTGTAACGTTAGCGATCGTTGTACCTGTAACGTCTAGTGTTCCGTTGACTGTGACATTGTTAAATGTAGATGTACCAGAACCTGCAGTTACGTTACCTGTCACATTACCAGTAATGTTTCCTGTAATGTTACCGTCTATATCCCCTGTAATATTACCTGTCAAATCTCCGACAAAACCAGAGCTTGCTGTAATAGTTGTACCTGTTATGGCTGCTGCTGTGCTGCCTCCAATAACAGCACCATCAATAGTACCACCATTAATATCAACAGTAGTTAGTGTTGCTTGACCAGATGTAGAAACAGTTGTAAAACTACCTGCTGCTGCACTAGAAGCACCAATTGTTGTACCATCAATAGCACCGCCATTAATATCTACTGTGGCATGTGTCGAGGTTCCTGAGCTTGTTAGGTCTGTAAATGTACCTGCACCTGCAGAAGAACCTCCAATAGTAACACCATCTATTGCTCCACCGTTAATATCAACAGTAGTTAATGTAGAAGTTCCTGAAGCACTTAAAGTGGTAAAGCTACCTGCTGCTGCAGTAGAACTACCAATGGTAGTATTATCCATTGCTCCTGAATTAATATCAACAGATGTAAGAGTTGCTGCTCCTGTAAAGCTAGACGTACCAGTTACAGCAAGTGTGCCGCCCATAGTAACATTACCTGTAACGCCAAGAGTGCCTCCTACCGTAGCATTACTTGATGCTGCCATTGTAGTAAAGCTACCTGCTGCTGCACTAGAGCCACCTATTACAGCGCCATCTATTGCACCTCCATCAATATCTACAGAGTCAAAATAACCAACACCATCAATATATAAATCTTTAAATTCTAAACTAGATGTACCAAGGTCTATATCGTTATCAGTTACAGGAACAATAGCACCATCTTGAATACGTATTTGCTCTACTGCAGCAGATGATACTTCAGTAAAAAAACCTATGCGGTTATTACTAGTGTCTATTACAACTTTGTTTAACGCATCTGTATCAGCTATTAGTGGTACATACGCACCTTCAGTAGAACTACCGTCATGTTTATGCCCACTTGCAAAAGCAAATGCATCTCTTATTGCATTATATTCTGCGTTTACTGGTGCAGCTTTAATAACCGCATTAGCGATAATATCTGCTGCTGATTGTCTTGAATAACCTGCCATGTTACAACCTGTCTCCTACTCCAAATGTAATCACTAAACCTTGAATACTGTGTGATGCATCTGAGTCATTAGTTACGTATCTGAAAGATGCTGATTTACCTGATCCTGATATGTTAGTTCTTTGTACTGGTGATGGATTACCATCAAATATTGCGGTGCTATTGTATATAGCTTCATTATAGTAAGCAGCCGCACCTGCTGTTGATAACGTAAAGTTAGTTGGGTTAAGTGTAGCTACATCTTCATAATCATAAACAGCAGACATAGCTATTTCATTATCCCCTTCAGAACGTAAATATGTAGCCACAGTGTAAAAAATCTTGCGTTGCTCTGGGTCTTGCATATAGTAAAAAGGGGTTTGAAATATACTTAATATATTTTCTCCATCAAAATCATTACCTTGTTCTTGTCTATGGACTTTACCTGAGCTATCACCATGTAATACAAACTCATCTTGTCCTATGTAGCCGCTATCAGAACAGGTAGCTCTTATACCTAGCATCTGACTGTATTCAAATTGTAAACCGTTAGGTGTTTGTCTGAAGCCTCCTATAATACCTTGAGAATCAGAGGCAGCAAAGAAATACCTAAACTGTGTTTTTTGTCTTATTACAACAGCGTTAAGACCTTCTAAGTCTATATTAAATACGATGTCTGTAAAGATAGACTGTACGTCTTTTGATACAGTTTCTAAATTAACGTCACCTATTTTATCTGTGCCTGAAATTGGACGTAATCCATCTTGAGATAGAAATAATAAATCGCCACCAATTTCTATAACACTATCTGTAGCTAAACATCCTAGATCATCAGTAACAGTTTCTAAAACAAAGTTAGAAATATTATTGCCAATAAGCTTACGAATGTTGTTACTGCCAAAAATATACAAAGCATCACGAAAGGTCTTTATTGCTACTACAGGAAACCCTACGTTTATTACACCAGATCCATTAGCTGTACTAAAATCTGTTTCTGCATAGGGTGCGCTGAAGTATAGGTTTGTTTCTTCGTTTGGGTCACCTGCTAAGAATAAATGATTTTGGAAAATAGCAGAGAACTTGGGATCATCAGGGGCATTAGCATGTGTTATCTGTGTATACGTGCTGCCATCATAAGTTGCTGCAGGATTTACACCATCTGTAAGAAGTACCTTTGGACTACCAAAATTATACCTACTAAATCTAACTTTAGATACGCCAGTCATTGTAGGAGATCCAGAAGTCGTTACAGCAGCCCATCCTACTTTAGCAGGTACAGAAGTTAAAGTAGTGCTAGTACTAAAGCTATCATCTGATATAGCATTACCATTTGTAAAAATAGATGTGCCTGGAACTTTACCAAAGTCTACTACTATTGTATTAGAGCTTTTAGATATAAGTGTTCCTGTTACAGTAGTTGCTGTACTAGAATCACCTGCAGTTTCTCTTTCTGATATAGTTTGACCGACAGTTAAATTAGCATCAGATGCTACCGTAAAAGTGTAATAAAAGCTCCAATGATGTAAATAGTTATTACCAGATGAAGGTGTCCTACAAGCTAATATACCTTGATTTATTCCATTAGCAACACATACACCAAGAACACTTCCTGTTCCTGTAACTGATCCAAAATCATTTGAGAACCCACTAATTTTTCTATAGCCACCAGTAACAGCAGGTTCATAGTTAAGTAAAGTTATAGCTGAACCAGGTTGAGTTTGACCTTGAGAAAGGACATCTCTACTTGTGTTTAAGCCGCCTTGACAGAATACTTGAAACGAGGCTAGATTATCTGCCATTGTTAAATAAATCTCCCAAATGTACTTGTATTTGATCTTGTTATTACTGTGGATCTTACAATAAGGGGATCATCAACTAGAACTCTACGCATCTGCTTTATGCCAAGATCAAAGTTATTTTGATGCATAGCAGCACTTTGTTCGTTACTACGAAAGCGCATCATAAACATCATAGCGCCATCAATAACAACGTGGTTAAACCTATCAGGTATAACTGAAGTATCATTAAAGTTAGTTAAGTCACTGGGGAAAGACCAATAGATGTACTCTACTTGGTAGGCTGCATCTGGCACAGGAGTAACACCAAACTTTTCTTCTAGTGTTTGATATACATATATTGGAGCACCATCTCCATTTGTTTGGTCACCTGTATCATCAATGTTTCTGTGGTTTTGAATATAGTCATCATAACTGATTGGCTTTAATCTTACAGGGGCATTATCTTTAGAAGTTAATTTTTTAAGATAAAACGTATCCCAATCTGTGCTGGAGTAATCAGTAGGAAAACTATACTGCCTAGTACCTGCAGCAAGTGTTTGTGTTTCTGTTGTTTTTAAAAAAGGAAACTCTTGTCCTGTTTGTACAATGAGTCTAATACTATTATTAATTGCATCTTTAGCTAAAGCGTGAACATTACGTACAGTTGTAAATCCATCACCTGCAGTATCTAGACTAACCTCATTTAATCTACGTAGTAGTTCATTAACAAGTGTAATATATGTAGCCATATTGATGCCCTTTAGATGTACGTAGAGGGGCTAGTTTCCCAGCCCCCCACTTTTAAGTTATATTACGCAAGTAGATCTCTATCTACTTCATCAGGAGCACGTCCACCTCTAGCACCTGTGTCAATGCAACATGCCATAACACGTAGAATACCAGATGTAACATCTGCAGAACCTGCAATCAACTTAACGTCAATTGTGTCTGTAGCTGTTACGTGCTGTGTGAAAGTTGAGGCAGAGCCTGTTCCCACAACCATAGCCTGACCGTTTGTTCCTGAAGCTAAGAAACCTGCGGAAGAAACGTCACCACCATCAACGATGTCATCACCTGCTGCAAAATCAATATCTACAGTTGGCGATGTGCCATTGAAAGCAGTTTCAACTTCAGCACCTGCAAACAATACTAATGTATTCGCTGGTATTTCTAGAAGTTGGAAGATGTCTCCATCTGCGTTTGAGTACCCTGCTGCAACCAACTTAGCAATGTCAAGACGTGCTTCACGCATGTACATTCCCATTGCTTGATGGCGAGAGGTAGCTGTTGCAC